TAAAAATTCGCTTTGTAAATCTTTCGGTTCAATGCGGCATTCATGACAATCTAGCCAGTGCAAACCTAGTTCACCTGTTTTTCTACCAAAAGTTTCAATCTCATAGATACCCCAAAAACTAAAGACGGTCGCGTCATTATAGCTTTTTGATGTTTCAGCCGTATCAGCTGTGATAAATGTGCATAGAATATCTGGCTCTTCTTCAAGTATTTCAAACCATTCTTTCTTAAACAATCCGCCGCCAGCCGGCAATGGCTCTTGCTGGAACTGAGACGAGAAAACATAGGGTGATTTTTTTTCTAGCTCAGTAAGATATTCTTTCGTATGAACTTCGGGATAAAGCGCATTGCCCGCGCTATCAATGGCTTTTAGAACAATTGGCACCCACGGCTTTGTGTCTTTATCACTTAATAAATAAGCTGCTAAATCATCTTCATGTACACGCTGGCCTATGAAAATTATAGGTACATTTTTACCCCTTGGCCGCTGCCTAATTGTTTCCTCGTAATTCCTTATAACTCGCTCCCTCATTGAGTCGGAGTGAGCCTCGTCTGGCTTGTGCGCATCATCAATAATGACCGCGCCGGTGAACCTATCAAGCCCAGGTAACCCAGCATTACGACCAGTAATCGCACCGGATGAACCAAAAGCAGCCACATGACCGCCTTGCTTTGTTGCGAAGTGATCTTTCGCGCGTGAGTCTTTTGCTAGTGATACATCAAAGAGATAGTTGTACATGTCTGAGTTGATAATTTGCTTAATGAAAGCCGTGTTTGCTGCTGCTAACGTATGAGAAAAAGACACATAAATGAAGTTGGAATCTGGATATTTAGATAAGCTCCAAGCAATCCACATACAGACATGAAGCGTTTTACCTGAGCCGGGCTGTACGTTAATCAATAAATTAGAATCGGGATACTGCATCTTAGTAATTTTGGTTAGCTCTTTGCAGATAGTGACTTGATGCGATTCGCGAGAAATAGGATTCGATGCAATATATTTTCGTTGCGTAATATGCTCTAAGAAAAACTTAATAAAATAATCTAAGCTGCCGCGTAATTTAGCCGCTTCTTCTTCTTTATCAAAGTCAATTTGCACTAAGTAATCCCTTTAAAAAAGCAGGGAACAACTTCGGCCGCGACTCCGCTTGATGCTCCCTGCAGACTGATTTTAACCTAATTTGATTCTGTTTTTAAACTTTTGCTGAAAGTATCGCTTTTAAATAAATCTTCCGCAATCATTCGTCGCTTAACCTCGTATTCAATAAAATCACTTAAGCCGTTGGATATTTCAGACTCAATTTCATCGAGATGTTCTAAAAGTATTTCGTTGACTATTGCATCAATGATTTTGTTAGTGCGCATTATTGTCCTTTATATTCTTTTGTTCGAGTTCGTATATTTGTTGATTAAGGCTGATAATCTCTTTATTTTCTGTGTTTAAATCTTTATTTAATTGTTTAATTTCTTTTTCTTGATTCGCTCGCATAGCGCTAATCTTTTTCACGAGTCGTTCTACTTCAAATGAATTATTAGCCAGTTGCTCATTATATTCTTTTAGTTCTGTGTTAGTTACACGCACAAAAGTGTCAACTAAGCCGAGATTATTATTAATAATAACAAGCTCTTTACTGTTAGAATTTAACAACTTTTCAAGTTTTTCTGAAATTTTAATTATGTAGTCAGTATTATGTTGATATGCATAAAATAAATCGTTTAAATAAACTTGCTTTTTATCTATGCTTGCAAGACCTTTTGTTCTCTGCTTAGATTCTTCCATTAAAGTATCAATTTTATCAACTGAATGCATCGTCTGCTTATACACGTAGTTACTTTGATCTACTATTCTCTTCATGCTTAGTTCATCATCAACGCTTGTTTTATCTTTGATAGCGCTAATCTTTTTAGAGATTACTTGTAATTCAAATGAGTTTTCAGCTAATTGCTCATTGTATTTTTGCATTTCTTTGCTGAAATTTAAAACTGCATAAATAGCACAAAACGACATTATAAATGCCGATATTAATAAGACTGTCGCGGTCATTATTTTCTCTCTTTTAGTTAGTAATCTTTCTCGTGTTTAGCGTCTAATTTAGCGCGCAATTCTATTAGTTCTTTCTTTAAAATATCGTTCTCGACGTTCAAAGATTCGATTTGTCTAGCGTCGCCGTATTGCTTCGGCATTAACTTTCCAGCGAGCCATTTTCTAGTATCAATTCGAAGCCGTGAGCGCTGTACAAATTCTCCATCCATTGACTTATTACCGAACTCATCTACTTTAATATCACTGCCTGAATCATCGGAAATGCAAAGAATTTGTTCGGCTAATAAGTCTGCTTGAGCCGCTTTAGCCAATGCGTATTTCGCGCGAAAGCCAGGCTTCTCATAGCGCCATCGATAAATTGTAGTCTTTTCCGGAAGGCCATCATGTATTTTAACGAGCTGTTCTATACCAATATCATGAGTCGCTACTAAACTGCATATGTAATCAGCTAATTCTTCAGTATAAATGGACGGTCTACCGTTTATACCCGCTTCCTTTTTATACGCCTTCAACTGTTCGAGATCTTTTTCAGTAAGTGGTTGTGTAACGCGTCGCTTTTTTTTTGGTTTTACTTCTGCGTCATCAGCTTTCTTTTTGCTCGTCATCGCTTACAAGCTCCTTTTTTTTTGTTGCTGCGCGCTTCTTCTTGATTATTGGCTGCTTGCCAGTGCCGAGGCACAGCGGACAATCAACTTTAGCGCCGCCAGAATTCGTTAGACTGTAACCACTTCCAACCTTGTATATTTTTTTCTTACCTGAGCATCTTACACAATACATACTTGCATCCTTTTTAAAAATCCATTATAGCAATCAATGTACATATAATACCACATCTGCGTTACTTGTAAAGTTAAATCTCTACATTACTATATAAAGTAGCTATAAATGACTTACTCACAATTTCTGTCTATAACCCTGTTTATAACTCGTGTATATATATAGATAGCTCTACACTAGCGCGACTTCATGCTTATGAATTCTTTTTAAACTTTAATGCACTAAACACTTGCGCGTGTAGAGTTTATACTCTACAATGCATTTAAAACTTAGAAACAACAACAGGAAACGAAACAATGAAAGCACATTATTTAGTAAACGACAAAGTAACGACAGACATTGAAGGCATTGAGCTTGCGCACTTAGACAGTGATGAGCTTGAAGACGATTTCGATAAGCATTTAGATGAAGCCAACGACAAAATATTAATTTTACATCAAGAATACACTTACAGCGAGATAGCCAAAGACATTAATTACAAGTCATACAAAAGAGCAAAAGCGCATTTTGTAGAAACTGAGGTAATGCTTGGTAACTACTTCTCTTATGACGATGAAATATTTTGCAAAGCTTAATTACACTAAATGAGGATTGAGAAAATGAGACATACAAGAAAAAGACTGACTTGCGCAAATAGAAATGACGGACTAAAAAATGAAATTGCAATAAAAAAAATAATTGATAGACACGTTGAAGAAATGAACGAGAAAGGCTGGAAGCTTGATCACATAACGTCAGGAGATAGCTTTTTTCATTATGAAGCTTACGTACATATGACTAAAGAAAACACATAATTTATAATAACATTGGGGAAAAACATGATCGCAGACATTATAATAGCATACATTTGCATATCGATATTATCAGCAATTTTTAATGATTTTTAAAAAATATAAGGTGAGATATGAAAGACATAATAAATAATCTTAAGATAGAGCATGACAACACACAAAAACGAATAGACAAATTACTAGCTGAGCTTAAATCTGAAAACCTTATTTATGAGAAACAGCTGCGTTATATGGAAAATATAATGAAAGTAATAAACAGTTTATATGAGTAGACAGTATTCAACACAGAATTTAATCACTTATTTTACTGATTATATATCACTTGATCAATTGTTAAACACGTCATCAATTGATTTAACTAGATATATAGACGTTGATGGCGAATGTTGCATTGATGAAGCAATAGAAAAAGCAATACAACTTATAAAAGAAGGCGAAAAATTAGCGTGATTTTTAATAAAAAGGAACAAAAAAATGAACAACGAATTACTACTATTAGTTTTAAAAGAACTTACAAAAACAAATGAAACAATCGAGCCATCACAAGAAGTCTCAAATTTTTGGGCAACGGGTAAAAAATATTTTATACGCACAGTAACTATGCACGTAACAGGCGAGCTAGTTTCTATCTGTGATAAAGAAATTCACTTAAAAACAGCGGCCTGGATTGCAGATAGCGGACGCTTTCACGAAGCTTTAAAAACAGGAAGTTTTGATGAGGTTGAGCCTTTTGTTGAAGATATTATTGTAAACCGCGG